ACATATTTCATGATAAGGATGGGTAGGATCTTGCCTTATTTTCCAAAGTCCCATTCTTGTATAAAACTCAAACTCATGCTTTCTTAACCAATGATGCAAAAAATAATCTATTGTTGGCACAAATCTATCTCTAATGCTTACAATCTTGCCAGATCCAGTAGCCACTTCTTTAGTACCACTCATGCAGTCATCACAATAAGCATAAGCTAAATCCATTAGCTTCTCTTCATCTATCTTTCTAAAATCCCTAGTAACATGCTCTCTTATTTCCATATCTTTAAATTTTTTGATCCGTTTCTATATGCTATCACATCATTAACATGCATATCCCAGTACTTATTTACTAGCTCATTCTTATCCCAGCCATATTCATTACCAGTAGCATGTGAGCCAATATGCTCAGCTTTACAATTCATTACATAGTATGTATAAAATCCAGCTAAGTTGGCACGCTCGCAGTAGTCCAGGTCTATTGGCCCATATGGGAACATCTGCTCATTAAATAGGCCAATCTTATCTACCACCTTCATACTCAGTAGCCAATTAGATATAATATGCTCACTTTGTAAAGTCTGCCTATTATGGTCCAGACTGCTTGCTACTATACCAGCTTTAGGATATCTCTGCAAAGCCTCTACCTTTTTAGCTAGCCAATTATCTGGCTCTTTAATGTCATTTGCTAAATAAGCTATCGCATCATATTTATCTGCACTAGCTACATCAATAGCATGATTTAAAGCATTAGCTATTCCTTCTTTATCTATGGCTAGTAACTCTGCATCATACCCAGCGCACTCAAGATTTGCTTGCAAGATATCTAATGGCCTATTACCATATACTAAGCATGCGATTAATACTTTCATATCTGTATTTATTTGTATTTATTCGTATTTATTCGTAATGTGAGCCGATTATTTTACTTATTCGGCTCAAAGTAAAGTAATACCTTTACTGTATACCATAAATAGTAAAGATTTACCTTTACTTTATTACATTCTCGCCTAGCCATTTTGCTGGATTGCCAGCATATTTCTGAAAAGGCTTAGTAATTAATCCTTTAGTTACAACTGCACCCATACCGATCATACATCCTGGCGCTATCTCTTGCTTTTGATGGATCACTGCATTTAGTCCTATGTTACATTTAGGATGCACTATAGTATGCCCTCCGATCTTAGCGCCACATGATATCACGCTATTAGGACCTATAAATGCATCATGGCCTATATGCGCATGCTTTAATATCCATACATCATTGCCTATTGTGGTAGGTGATGTAGTACCAGCATCTATACTTACAAAGCCAGTGATCACACAATTATCCTTTATAACTACTGATCCTGGATCTTCATTCCCCCAGTATGCCTTATGCTCTGCTCTATCACCTATGATGCAGTATGGCCCAATGTAGATATTATCACCTAATTTAACATTTGGGTAAATAATCGCAGTCGGATGTATATAATTCATAGCGCAATATTATCTTTAAATGTCTTGTATACATTAACTAAGAATGTACCCACGCATGCACCACATCTATTATTGTAGGTGTAGATAGGATCTGCTACTCTGTATACTTCAAGTAGCTCATTTTGTATCTCATGTGTAAATCCTACCAGCTCACCAGTCTTGATAAATAGATCATAAAAATGCTTATGCTTTAATAAGGTCTGCATATGCTTCTCTTCTAAGTTTACTAATATGCTCATAGTTATACTTTGTTTTGGCCCATTCAAAAAGATCATTTCCCATCTTGATCCTTTCTTCTGGATTGTTTATTAAATAGGTTAAATGTTTATACCAGTCTTTTTGATTCTCTACCCATAGCACTGGTGCATCTGCATCCACACTATATGGCTCTACCTTACTCACTATGCATGGCACTCTCTTGCTTGCTGCCTCTAATATTTTTAGATTACTCTTGCATGCATGCCAGTCACTTTCTTGCAATGGGATCAGCATAATGTCTGCCTCCTCAAAATGGCTCATGTATGCATTTGGCAAAGTAGATGCAAGCTTCTTATTTGGCAGTCTGCCACCATCTGTGAACATGCTCCATAGCTTATCCCAGTACTCCTTACTTATTGGATCACTATCTGTATAGCCACCTAGCACCATCTCTATGTTATCAAAGTGATGCAAGCGCTTCACTGGTCCTCTAAGCAGCTTGATATCATCCATATGAGTAGATCCACCACCCCAGAAGATACGCACCTTATCACTAGGCTTTTTATCCTCTGTGTATTGATGCTGGCCTAATGGTATGCAATTTGGTAGTATTACTACTGAATTATGATATTTTCTTAACTTCTGAGCTAGCCTCTCATTAGTGCATGTGATCAGATCAGCATTCTCTATGTTCTTTAGCACTCGCTCTCTTTGAGGTGCATAGAATTTATGCAATGGGTGATTATATGGCAGATCCCAGTCATCATCCATATCCATCACTACTTTGTAATGCTTTTTAACTTCTGCCCAGTTCTCATCAAATGGTGAGAATCTATTAAATAGGAATATATCAAAGTCTCTCTCTTTGAGTATCTCTTCAGTAGGTACATTACATACATGATTATATGAATCTGGTAAGAAGGCTAAAGGCAGCATTACCCTATGCCATCCACATCCACTTACTTTCTGGCTAATTCCTAGCACTTGTATTATTTCTTTATCTGCCCTGGCCACGATATGTCTTTGGTTTTGGTGTATGTTTATTGTAGCTCTTTTGAGCTGATCCTTTTTTGCGCTTGCCAAAGCTAACTTTTCTAGCGTCTGATCCTTTTGCTTTTGCCATATATTATTTATTTAGCACAATCTATTGTGCAGTTTACTTAATTTTTTGCCCAATGAATCCAGCACCGAAGATGATCGCCACAAACTGGCTCACCTCAAATGGTAGAAAATAAAACACTACAGACATCCACACACTAAGGCATGTCACACAATCAAAAGGTTTAAGCCTTTGCTCAAATGGAATGTGCCATACCTTTTTTATAATATAAACTATTTTGGCCACATTCACAAAGTAATAAGCAAAAAAGAATCCAGCTAATGCTATTGTTATCATAGGTTATTTGTTTTGGTTTAGTAGTCAGGACAGGATTTGAACCTGTATCTACCATATCAATATGGGGGCGTTACCAATTACGCAACCTGACTATTTTGCTCGTCTTTCCGAGCAGTCAAAGTATTGTTGTTACGAGTGTACTTCAACCTCGTGTTCACTTTCTTTTAAACATATCCGTTGTGAACAATGGCGTTGATATGTCTTTGCAGTCAGGACAGGATTTGAACTTTAAGTTCTAATGCTTGTTCATAAGGGATAAATTCTTTGTTCATAGGTTATTTGTTTTGGTTATAGGTTTGGTTGGTTTTTTCTATTGTATAAGGTGCAAAACCATCACCAATTGGATTTAATTTATCAATAAGATTTTTAGCTTTTTCAAAAGTCATATTTATACCATACTGTTTTACAATCATTCCATAACAATCAAATATTGAATATTTATCATCATTGACTTCTTTTGTACTATAAACATCTTTATAATATTCCTCCCCATTATCAAAATCCATTCCTGTTTCTTTTGAATAGAAATAAGCATAATCGCCATCTTCCCACGCTTTAACTATCTGCTCTTTTTCTTTTTCAAGTAATCTTTCTGCTGAAGCCTTAAAAATAGTTAATCTTGCAAACTCTTGACTTGTATATTCATTCTTTAAATTATCATTAATTATTTCAATTAATTCTTGCATTGCTGTTTTCATGGGTTATTTTTTTTTGATAATAAGATAAATTTTTAACCATATTTTGTAAATCTTGTCTATTATATGTATAAATTTTTATTTTAATTGTTCTATTATTTTCAAGTATATTTTTTATTTGATTGTAGAAAAATGGCAAATCTTTATTGCCTCTAAAATTATTACACTCATTACAAACCCATACTAAATTTTCATGATAATTGTTCCCGCCTTTAGATAATGGCACAATGTGTTCTTTTGTTTTATAATTTTTTTCATCAAACAGTCTTTCACAATAACAACACCTTGTACTATTAAAATTAATTGCCATATTAATAATCAAATATAAACGCCACTATATCTTGTTTCTTCCTATTTCTTTTGTAGGCAGCCATGCATTTTTTGCACTGGGTACATCTTCCACTTGACGCTTTTCTATCTACGGCAAAATCTGTCTTAGGTTTCTTAACCTTGCATTTCGTACACACTTGTTCTTTCATAGGTTATTTGTTTTGGTTAAGTATTTGTTCTTTTATCCATGAAGCACCACTTATAAACCCTCTTTGTTCTTCATCATAATACTCTCCTTTAGATATATTTTTTATCTCCTCATCACTTGGTAGTTCTATATAATTGCTTTTTACTATTCTTATAATTTCATCCATTTCACTTTCTAATAGAATTAGATTATGTTCATCTATAAAATGGTTAAAAAGTTTTTGATGAAAAGAATCTTCTGTATATAGTTTCATATGTTATTTGTTTTGGTTAATGCCATTTTACTGCAATAGCTTTTTGTGTTAAAATAAAATACGCTGCTTTAATTCTACTCCATAACCCAACCCTATTTAAAGGCTTTGCCATATACCATTTTTTATCAATTTATTTACAAGGAAATTCTAAAAGTTCGTGTCTTTCGTAAATTGCTTTCATAGGTTATTTGTTTTTAAATTTTTCAGTAATTCTACCTAATAAATACCCCATAATAAAGCACCACATATAAATAATTTGTTCTTTACTCATATTTTATTTGTTTTGGTTAAGTATTTGTTTTTTTACCCATTTAGCACCATAAATTGCAGAACCACTATCTCCACCATATCCCCATTTAAAATACTTTTCTATCTCCTCATCACTTGGTAGTTCTATTGGTGTTTCTTGAGATAATAAATATTCATTAGTGAACATATATGTATCATCTTGTTTCTGCAACCTTGCTCTGCTAAGCATTATATCTACTTGTTCTTCTGTATATAGTTTCATATGTTATTTTTAGTGATACATAATGTTTTTAATTCTGCCCTGGTCTTACGAATAATATCTTTTACATGCTTCTCTGGTATATTATAAAACTCAGCCACTTTCTTGCACGATCTTACCTCCACATACTTAGTAAATAATATAGCCTCATGTGCATGCATCTCATCCTCTGCATGCTTATCATATAATCTTTGAGATGCTATACTAGCAAATTTAGGATTTAATTCTGGTAATTTAGTCTGGCATCTTAAATATTCTATAGCCTTATCATAATCAGACTGCCTAAATTTTTTATAGAATCTACTGGTAGAACTAAAGGCCATGTTAGTAATAATCTTTATAGAGAATCCTATAAGGCCATTAGAGTCAAAAATAGACTTGATTTTGTCACAATCATAAGAAAGTAAGGTCAAAGCCATTTCTTGCCTTAAATCATCTTGTAAATCTATAGGATGCACAGACTTGATCAGTCGGCATATCTCTGGATGTTTATAGATATACTCTATAATCTCATTACATGTACTCGGTTTGCTTTTTTCCATTTTTTCCTATTTTGCTCATAATCAATTAGTTAATATATTTTCTGTACTTCTGTACTCGGTTTAGGCCTATAAAAATGAAAATGAAATTTGATTTTATCTTTTCTTTATGAAATATAAGAAATATTCTACTTTTTTTAGTAAACCGAGTACACGAGTACATGATTTACTGATTTTCAATTAGTTATAGTGTACTCGGTTTGTTTTTAAACCGAGTACAACCGAGTACACCGAGTACATTATTTTAAAGTTACAACAAATTTAGTACCTTTCCATACAAATATACCACCTTTTGGATTAGCTTGTAGCCATTTCTCAAAAGCTACCATCGGATCTAGATAAGATTTTAAACTCATGTTTGTTATTATTTTGTCTGTTTCTTCTTGTTTCTATAATATCTCCGAATAATTCAGAGGCAGTCTGGATAGCTTTCCTAAATCGCATCTGGCTATAATCTTTTTTCTCCATGTCATTTACATTAAGGAAGCTGGTATATTCTGCTCCAAACTCTCTCCACTGGTCTCTATTCAGATCATCATAATATGCTAGGAAATCTTCTCCAAAGTTTATTTTGATATTCTTTCTATTGATCTTATCACTATTCTCTATCACTGGTATGCCATTCTCCAGGTAGATTTGCACACACTCTACCATAAAATTGTAGAATCTATTCCACTCATCTCTATCCCAATCATTGAATAAAGCATTACCAAAATAATCTATAGGAGTATTCTTATGGTTAAAGAAGGTGCTAAATTCTATGATCTTTACTCTTCGCTTGCCATGCCCACCAGAGTAGTTAATAGTGTAGTTAGTAGTGAAGCCAAACTTAGGCGCATCATTGTAATTGATGTATATCTCATCCTTATTCTTTTTTTCTATGGTCACACCTTCAGTTATCTTAGAGTAGAATCCCTCAAAGTCTACATTTTTACGGCAGTCCTCTATCACTATAAGCTGAGTAGATAGCTCCACACGCTGGAAAGCAAAAGACTTATTTAAGTTAAAGTTTTTACCATCTATACTCACCAGGTTAATCAGCTTACCTATAGCCTTAAAGAATATACCCTTACCAGCTCCACCTCCTTCTGATTCATTCTCTGTCTCTTCTGCCAGGATCACTGCATAGGACTTAGTAGGATCTTTGTATGTATGCAGTAGATAGCCTATTAATGATATACAATAAGCTACACGCTCTGGATCATCATTTGAGATCTTCTCAATGAATTTAGTGTACTGCACATAGTTAAAGTCTATATCATTCTCTATGTCTATATTAAAATCTATTACTTGATCTTTCCATACATGAGCGCCAATCTCACCATATTTAAGTAGCTCCTTTTTATTCTTTGTGATCTTTACTACTCCATTTTTAAAAGGATAGTAGGCTGCATCTTTGGTGTGCTTAAGTAGGTTAAGCTTTATATTTGGCATAAATTCAAATAGAGACTTATTAAAGTATGCATCTGCTCCTTTGTATATTATCTCTCTAAGCTTACCTGGTGTGGTGCCATCAAATTGGCTAGGCAGTCCATCTATGTAGTTATTAATAAACTTTTTGATTTGCTCTGTGTTAGTCTCAGATACAAATCCATCCTCTATCTTTATGAGCTTATAGTTCAGCTTATTATCATAGTAGTAGATATAGAAGCCACCATACTCTGATAGGAAGGATATAAACCTGGAGCGATCAATAGTCACTATACCTTTATCATTAACATTCCAAAATGTGAGGATCTTCTCAGATTTATCATTCTCTAAATCATTCACTATCTCCTCAGCTTTATCTATGTCAATATTATGCCTGGAGGCTATATAAGCTGAGATGTTTCTAGCATCTAATCCTTCATCCTTTTTTTTTATGTAGTCTCGCTTTATATTAGCAGATACTTTTGTACGCTGCTCACCATAGCCATCTTTAATTAATTGCTTTGCAGCTTCGCTAAAGTTATTATTATGCTCTAGTAGGGCATAGATAGCAAATGGCTTATAGCCTTTATTAGTCTCAAACTCTGTGCTAGTAGAGAATACTTTAAATAGTCCTAGGCCTCTGTGATAGTCTGCTGAGATGTGGCTATCAGTCTTGCCTGGGCGCTTTAGGAAATCTCGCTCACCTCTAGTCTCTATCCAGGTCCAGCCATGCTTCTCCAGTAATGCTACTACATCACATTTAGCATTGTAATCATCCCATGGTGTGAGGTTAAAATTATCACTATCTGTCACTACTTGAGCAGTGCGCACTTCTTTAATCACTTCATTAAATGATCTACATATAGATAGGATAGACTCTCTTTGCTCTATGGTGATTACATTAATCTCAAACTCCTTCTCTTTTGTGTAGCCATCACTAGGAGGCGCTAGCACATATCCACCCTCACCTCTAGTCTCTATGAGTACGATCTCTTTAGCATGAGGTGTATCTTTTAGCTCATCCTTTATAGCATGGCGCATGGCAAGCTTTTGATTTCCTTCTACCACTTCGCATCTGTAGTAAAGGTGATAGCCTCCAGACTTAGTGCGTACGATATAAAGAAGAGGCAATAGATCGGTTAATGCCTCTTGGAGTCTGGTCCATAGATCACCAGTCACATCATATTTAAGATCCACATCTATTATCTCCAGTCCACCAGAGACTACACCACCTATGATGGCTATATTTTTGCAGCGCTCATTTGTGAACTGGGCCTTTAATGTTTGATCATCCATAATTTTAGACTGGTATTCAGTCCAGGGGAAAATGGCTCTTTTGTTATCTCCAATAGGGATAACACTAAAATTCTTGTTGGTGTAAAATTTGGCGGCTTTTAGCATAAATTAATCATTAAATTCTATGTTTAAAAATTCTGTTGGATCAATATCAAATTTATCTAAAGCAAATCTGATTATTTGAAATTCTGCATATTTGCTAGGCTGAAATGTTACACCATTAAAAACTAAATCACCACTCTCATAAAATGGGAATATTAATCTTAAAGCTGCATCATTAATTAAGCAATATTTATGATCAAGTCCTTGCTCTTTAGATTTTGTAATAAAATCAAGCAAAGTTTGTTCAGTAAATAATTTTTTATAATTTTCTACTATTTCACTTTGCATTTTTAATAAATCATCATTTATCATATATCTTGTATTTTATAAATTGTGCGCACTTCAAATCCATGCTCTTGTAATTGTTCGTGTCTATACTTTTGCAGTTCAGATAGCCTTCCTTTCTCAGTCTTACACTCTATAAAAAATGTCTTACCATCTTTGAGTAGCATAAGGTCTGGCATGCCATTTTTATTACATTGTATGATCTTGACTACAAGATAGCCTTTTAATTCAAAATGCTTAATGGCTTTACTTTGTATTATACTCTCTCTCAATTTCTTTAAGTTTTGTTTTAACTTCTTTAGCAAATTTGCTCTTTACCATAATAAACATGGCTTTCTTTTTTTCCTTCTCTGGTAACGGCTTGCGGCCTCTTGTTTCTTTTTTCATTTTAAAATATTTGATGAGCTACAAATATAAATAAAAAAAAATTTAAAAAAAATATTTTTTTATTAAAAATATATTCCTATATTTGTTCTCGTAGTATAAAACAAACTACATTTTTAATTATGGCATTAACAAAATCTGGAGGTTTAAATACAATGTACCTCTCCATTGCAGACGGCAATTTAGTACGCCAACACAAAGAAGCAAACCAGTTCACCACTCAGCGCATTACTAAGACTGGCAAAGTAGTGCATGAAGAATTTTTTAAAGAGCTTACTGGCAAGCTTACTGGAATCTCTACAAGAGAGAATGACTATGGAAAGCAATGGCAGCTTACATTTGTAGATGATGAGTCTACATTTGTAGTAAGCATTGGCTATTCTAGCAGATATGCTGCATCATTCTTAAAAGCATTACCTAATGTAAATTTGAACAAAGAATTTAGGTTAATGCCATGGGCAATGAAGGATAAAATAGATCCTACTAAGACTATCACTGGTATTACATTATATCAAAATGATGTGAAGATAGCACCTTATTACACAAAAGAGAATCCAAACGGATTACCTCAAATGCAAAAGATTAAGGTAAAAGGTAAGGAGCAATGGGATGATTCAGAGATGATGGCATTCCTAGAAAATATGGCTACTAGTATCTTTACTACATTGACGGCTACTGAGCTGGAGGATGATGATGATACTGCACCTTTTTAGTTGGTGGTAAATAAGCACCAGTTAGCCTTCTGGATAAAAAGGCACTTTTTTACACCACAAAATATTTATATATGCCTAACAATTACAGAATAGAAAAAGATACAGATATCACAGATGGATATACAAGATACTTTTTGTATGTAGATGATAGATTTATCACTGGTACAGATACGCTTGAAAAAATTGAAGCTATCGCACAGAAAGTAAAAGATAATGGAGGTAGCCTTCATATTAAAGAAACTATAAAAGAATACACATGCTAGTAAAAACCAAACCAAATCAGCTCACCTTTGTAGATGGTAGATTCTACACAGATGATAATGGCCAGCATTTCCCTAGTGCTACCACCATTTTAGAAGCTTATCCTAAGCCATACCAGTTAATCCAATGGATGAAGGAAGTAGGTAGTAAAGCAGATGAGATTAGAGATAATGCTGGTAGAAGAGGATCTAATGTACACCAGCTTACAGAGGATTATGATAATGGCCTAGAATGTAATCTATTAGATGAATTTGGCAAGCCTAAGTACTCATTAGAAGAATGGAACATGTTTGAGAGATATGTAGACTTTAGCAAGCTGCATAATCCAGAGCATCTAATGATAGAGCAGACATTTGTAAATGGCAAACTAGGCTTTGCTGGCACACTGGATAGGATCTGCAAGATTGATGGCAAAGTATATGTTTTAGATATTAAGACATCTAATGGCATCTATAATAGCTACTGGCTACAATTAGCAGCATATGAGCAGTTATATCTAAATGGTGTGATGCATGCAGATAACATGCCAGATATTGATGGTGTGGCTATCTTATGGCTAAATGCTAAGACTAGGACCTATGGAAAAAATGGAGCAATCCAGGGACCAGGATGGCAGATGGTGACTAAAGATGATAGGACTAAAGACTGGGATTTATTCAAATCTGTGCAAAAGTTATGGCTAGCTGAGCATGAAGATGATAAGCCTAGAGAATTTAGTTATCAATTATCTCATAAAAAGTAGTAATTTTATCCCATGGCTACCAAAAGAAAACGACTATACTTTGACATTGAGACAAGTCCAAATATCGGATTCTTTTGGCAGTCTGGGTATAAATTAAATATTGGCTATCAAAACATTTTAAAGGAGCGAAGCATCATTTGCATCTGTTATAAATGGGAAGGAGATAAGGAGGTGCATGGATTGACCTGGGATAAGAAGCAAGATGATAAAAAAATGCTTCAAGATTTTATCAAAGTAGTAGATAGTGCAGATGAACTAGTAGGGCATAATGGTGATAAGTTTGATTTGGCCTGGATACGCACTAGATGTTTATATCATGGCATTCAAATGTTCCCAAAATATACTACTATAGATACTTTAAAAGTAGCTAGATCAAAATTTAAATTTAATAGCAATAGGCTTAATTATATAGCAGACTTTTTAGGCATTGGGCAAAAGATCAAAACGGATTTTGATTTATGGAAAGATATAGCATTAAAGAATGATGCTAAGGCTATGGATAAGATGGTGAAGTATTGCAAGATGGATGTAGTATTACTGGAGAAGGTCCACCAGCATCTAAGCACACACATAGATCATAAGACTCACTATGGTGTGAGATTTGGTGAGGATAGAGTCTCTTGCCCTAATTGTGGATCAGATGAATTAATAAAGCATGCATCAAGAGTACTGGCATCTGGAACTAAAAAGATTGTCTATAAATGTAATACTTGTAATCATTACCATACTAAAACTGATAAATAGATGATGGAGCTAGAGCCACAAGAAGTACAAATAGGAGGCAATCATTATAAAAAATTAAAGATCCAGCCTACAGAATTTATACATGCAAATGAGATACCATTTATTGAAGGTAATATCATTAAGTATGTGATCAGACATAGAGATAAGAATGGGATAGAAGATTTAAAAAAAGCAAAGCATTATATAGATTTATTAATCCAGTTTGAATATGAAAATACCAAAAAACTTTAACAAGATGAAGGCGCATGAGCAAGAGGCATGGTTAATTAAAAAGTATACAGAGGTGGTGAATTTAGAGCAGCATATAAAAAAACTTTTAGCAATGGTGAGAGGTGGGCAAGCTATATTTTTCCCAGATAACATAGATAGGCCAGATGAGGCTATTTTAAAAGATGCATAAGATTAAGATCATATACAGAAAGCTGGGCAGAGAGAAGGCCCATGGTATGGCATCCAGTGATGGCATTGTGGAGCTTGATGAGCGCTTGAAAGGAAAGAAGCATCTTGAGATTTTAATCCATGAGGTGCTACATTTATTATATCCTAGAAACTCTGAGAATACCATAGTAAAAAACTCAGTGACATTAACCAGGATATTATGGAAAGAAGGCTATAGAAGAATAGATCAAAAAGAAGATGAGCCATTACAAGATGGCCAAATATAATACTGGATAACCTCTGACCAGTTTAATATGATGAGGTCTGGGAGGGAGAAAAAAATTTCAAATAGGGGTGTTTGGTTATAAACGATCCCTCCCATTTTTTAGAATTATATTTCCAATTTCGTAAAAATTGTTACTTTTTTATATAAAATAGTAACATGTTAGAAATATATTTCTCTTTTTTTATGTATAAAAAACTGGACTAATTCTGCAAAAATGCAATTAAGGGATTATCAAGTAGATATATCTGAGCAAGCAGTGCAAATCTTAAAAGAATTTGGCCTGGTGTATTTAGCCATGCAAGTACGCACTGGAAAGACTATCACCAGCTTGCACATTGCTAGTTTGATGGGTGCTAAAAAAGTATTATTTGTTACAAAGAAAAAAGCAATTTCTAGCATCCAGGATGATTATGATAATAGTAACTGCTTATATGATATTAATATTATTAACTATGAGTCTGTGCATAAAGCAGTGCAGAATTATAGCTTGATCATTATAGATGAGGCACATGCGCTAGGGCAGTATCCTATACCATCTGAGCGCACAAAAGAATTAAAAAAAATTTGTGAAGGTAAGCCAGTGATATACTTATCTGGCACACCTAGTCCAGAGACTTATGCTCAGATGTATCACCAGTTCTGGGTAAGCAGTTATTCTCCATTTAATGGTTATAAGAACTTCTACGCATGGCATAAGGAGTACGGCATACCAGCTAAAAAATATGTGTATAATAGGGAGCTAGCAGATTATAGCAAAGTGAAGCAAGAGCGCATCCAGTCTGAGATAGGCCATCTAATGCTCACTTATACTCAAGAGGAGGCTGGATTTGAGGGATTAGTACATGAGACTATACTATATGTGCCAATGTCTGATAAGGTGAAATGGGCAATAGATCGCATAAAGAAGGATAAGCTATTTAGGACCAAAGATGGCCAGGTGATACTTGCTGATACGGCAGTGAAGGAGATGCAGAAGATACACCAGATATGCTCTGGATCAGTCAAGACTGAGGATGGCAATGCAGTGATATTTGATGATACAAAGGCTAACTTTATAAAGGAGCGCTTTAAAGGCCAAAAGATAGCCATATTTTACAAGTACATAGCTGAGGGATTGCAGCTTAGAGTAACTTTTGCTGGCAAGATTATAGAAGATCCAATAGCTTTTAATGAGGCTACTGGTGATGTGGTATTCATATCTCAGATCCAATCTGGTAGAGAGGGGATAAATTTAAGCACTGCTGAGGCTTTAGTCATGTATAATATTGATTTTTCGGCAGTTAGCTACTGGCAATCTAGGGCCAGGATGCAGACAAAGGATCGCACAGAGGCCTCTCAAGTATTCTGGGTATTCACCAGAGGAGGCATAGAGGAGCGCATTTTTGTGATGGTGCAGAATAAAAAAGACTACACTTTAAGCCACTTTAAAAAATTTATTTAAAAAAATTTTTTTTTATTAAATTAAAATACCTTAGCTTTGATTTATCAAAACAAACAAAGCCATGATATCATTATCTACAAAATTAGCAATCGGTTACAAATTTGAAGTAAAAGGTAACAATTTTACAAAGTTAGTATGTAATAGAAATAGATTTATTGACATTACATTAGTAAATGATTTATACAATGTAAAGGCATATACTTTGAGAGGTGTAAATGAAATTAAAGTATCAGAATTAAATTCTGTATTTGTAGAAAATTTACAAGAGGCAATTTTAAAAGTTTATTAATATTCTTTGCGTTTAGGCAGCTATCGCCAATGGAACAAGCTGCATACTTTTTAATTTAATTTTTAATTATGAACACGCTGAAAACACCACAACAAAAAGCCAATGAGCGCTACAGACAAGAAAGCATTAATCCTTTATACGCTGGTATAATAGTGATGGTAGCTTTATTAATCACTGCTTTAATTGAGAATTTATGATCAAGACATTATTAGGATTTGCTAAGTTTTTCTTAGTAGCAGTGCCATTAGCACTCTTCTTGTATGTAACATTATTTTTAATCGCAAAAATGAAAGAATATGGCAAATCATAAAGCCTGGGTAGATTTACCCATAGTACACAAAATAGCTTTAGTAGGTAAGATCACGCATCTTTTACAAAACCAGTACCCATATTATTTAGAGATGCTGGACCTAATAGCTAAGGCAGAGGATGATGGATTATTTAGTGATGTAGTAATTAATAACACCAATGAGCAAGTATAAAGAAGTATTAAAATATATCCAGCTATACACTGGATGCAGTGAGCATGCATTAAAAAGAATAGATGCAATGCTACATGATAAAATAAATGTAGTGCCTAGAGTAGAGATAAAATATATAGAGACATTTGCTCGCAAAGGGATAGCACCAGATTTAACACTTAAAGAATGGGCAGACAAATACTATAAGGATTTTAATACTAACTACAAAGAATTAACTAATAGATCCAGGAAAACGGATGTAGTAATAAATCGCAATAGATTTTTAATAGCTGCTTATAAGGAAGGATATGGAGCTAGTGAACTGGGTAGATTTTTAGGATTTTGTCATGCAAGTATCTTACATGGACTGCATGAGTCTAAGAAAAAGTAATATACTTTCCCCCATCTAAAGCCTTTAAGATTTGATTTCTTAGAGGCTTTTTTGTTGTATAAGATACATGCACCCAGGCTGGGTTAGTATCTGTGCCATGTTCCCAGATAAGCTGATCAAATTGCAGCCTTTGCTTAATAAAATTAAATATATCAGCATTTGTGATATTATGGCTATGCCCATCCATGTCTATGTCTATGGCCTCACCTTTTGAATGCTGGCTATTTTTAGCAGCTCCTTTGATCAATGCACATACTTCTGGTGATCTAAAGCCAGAGGAGATATAAATAGGCGCTCTAAAATGATTACGGATAGGCTCAAAGATATTCTCTGCTAATGCCTTTAAATTCTCTATCTGCTCAGCATTAGGCATATTAGATAGGCCAGCTCGCTTAGCAGACTCAGAGCGTATAAGCTCGCCTAAGGTTAGGTGTTCTGAGATGATCAAAATTTAAGCTTTATGATGATATATACCAAAATGCCAATTATAGCCAAAATTAGCCACTTTTTGTACTGGTAGCTAGTATGAGTAGCATTATCTAAAGATGTCTTGTAAAACCTTAAAGAATCAGCCATGATGGCTAATCTTCTTGTATCTACTATGTAGCCAGTTTTTACCTCTACTACTTTCTTAGTTTTATAGATAGTCTTGCCAGCTTCTTTTAATGTTATAACATTATTTATAGTATCAAATTTATAATTTATTGTTGTATCATTATTATAAATTGTGTCAGATATAGTGATAAAGCTAGTATCATTAGCGCATGGCCTAGTCTTTTCTAATTCTCTAAAGATGCGCTCAGATGCTGCTGGATTGGCTAAGATGGTGCGCTCTGCCTTTTTTATAGGATTGCACGCTAATAAGAATAATAAAAAAATAATGCTATTTTTTCCCATATCTCGTATCATGAGGATTAAGATAATTGATGATAATAGGTAGGATAGCTATCACTGCTGCTGAGATAATATCTTGCATAGCAATCTCATAGATATTCCCTTTAGCTATGATCATAGTAAGTATGCCAGTTAAGGCTACTTTAAGCCATGATCCCCATATACTATTTAAGAACTTCATCATCTCTTTGTACTTTCTTTGTGGCATTGTAATAGTAACGGATGGCCATAATACCAGATACAATAGCAACCAGTCCAGCTATTAAAGTTACAATCGGCTGGATAGTGGTGATGCTAACTATTGCACCTAATACGCTGATCCCAGCTCCTAAGTCTGCCTGGCTGCTATTGTGTGTCATGGTTAATCTTCTTTTTTTAAGTCTACTACTGGAGCATCTATAGGGCCTTCTTTAGGCGCTTGCTCTTGTTGCAATTTGCCAAAAAACTCTAATAATGGCAAGCCGATCTCAGTAGGGATCTTGTTAATAAATGCTCTTAGCTCTGCTAAGTTTTGCTCTGATAATGTAATCATATAATTAAATTTTTACAAATTTAGGATTTATTTTCTAATGCAGTTACTTTAGCTGATAATTCTTGAATAGCAGCTACTAATACTGGTATTAATTCTGTATATTTTACACTTAAATATTCAGTATCATCATTCTCATCAAATGATTTAGATAAATCTATTACTTGAGGGAATACTTTTTCTACATCTTGTGCGATTAAACCTAAATTATGTTTTTTTGTAGCATCAGATTTCCAGCTATAATCAACGGCTCTTATACTTGATAATTTTTCAATTGCATTATCAATCATTCCGTTAATATTCTTTAATCTTTCATCAGAAAATGTACTCCAAGAGGTTGAGCCATTAGGTAAATAAACTCCAGTAGTTGAATTTGTTATTGTAATCCTTCCACTTGTCGCATAATTAGCTAAACTTAAATCATAACTTTGAAAAGATCCTGATATTTGATTACCCTGACCTAAATACCTACCCTCATCATTTACACCAAATGCTATAAATTGTTTTACATAAGCTGTTGTATTTACAACAAATTGGTAGTTAGATGCATTTGTTGTAGTGCCTATTAATACATTACCCCCATCCGTAATCCTCATACTTTCGGTATATCCAACATTATTAGACCTTCTAAATACCAATGTTTGGTTTGTAGCAGAAGCACTATTTATTGCATCAATATAACCATACCCTCCAGATGGGAATATATCTATATATTGAGTAGTATCAGCAGTTCTTCTTATTCTTAGATCCCCTACAATATCCATTTTAGCAGCTGGCGAACTTGTTCCTATACCTACATTGCCACCTGTAAAATTAAAATTACCACCACTAATATCGTTTTTAAATGCAAGGTTAGTCCCATCGTGCTGAATATACCCCCATCTTGTACCGCCACCGCTGTTTGAAAATCTTATATAAGAAGTATTTTGTAAATCAACATACGAACCTTGTGATATGATGTTACCACCAGCCGTTACACTACTTGAGAATGTAGCAGCACCAGTAGAGGAGATTGTTAAAGCAGGTGCGTTATTTGCATAAATAAACACAGATTTTGTAGAAGGTGCTAATAAATATAAATCAGTTGCATTTGCATAAATACCATCACTTTGTAATTCAGTATAAATACTACCAGAGCCAGTTCTTCTAACATTACCACTAAACGTAGCACTCGTTCCACTCAATGCTCCAGTAAGTGAGGTAGTTCCATTTACTTTGAATTTAAAACCACTAGCTGTGGTATCTCCAATAGCTATACCTGTACCATCATCATATATTAAGCTATCCCCTATTGTACTTGCACCAGTAAACTTAGGTAGGTAGTTTGTTGTACCAGTACCAGTCACTGGATTAGTTAAAGCATTTTGCTTGCTATTAAATGTAGTCCAGTCTGTGCTAGATAAGAATCCAGACTGAGAGCCAGATGCTTGCTTCACCTGGATAGTTGTACCAGATCCTATCACTGCATTAGATCCACCAGTGATGGTAAGCACTGAGCTTGTACTCTCTGTTAAATTGCCAAATGTTAAAGCAGACTGCTTAGCATTGAATGTACTCCAGTCTGTGCTACTTAATGCACCATTTGCAGATGCACTAGCCAATCCTAAAGATAGCTGCTGAGTAGATAAGCTCAAACCATTAGCAGTGCCTAATGTTACTGCACTATGTCTAGCAGCAGTATTAGCAGCTACATCTGTGTTAGCACTTACTCTACCCTCTGTATAGTATAAATTTGTACCCTCTGCTAAATCAGTAGTACTCTTTGCTGCAAATGCAGTATTAAATCTACTTGCAGTATAATATAAATTTGTAGATCCCTCTGTAACTTGATCTGTATTATAGTCACCACTAGCAGCAGTCACTGCACCAGTGCGGCCAAATACACTACTTACACCAGTTACTAAAGCACCTACATTACCATTTAATTTTTGAATAGCAGTTAGCACACTATCACTTGATGTGATTGCACCAGCGCCACTTGTATATCCAGTTAATGTAGAGCCTATCGCTCTAGCATTTGTAAAGTATAAATTACCACTCTCAGTCACATCACTAGTCACTAAACTCACTGCACCAGTATAACCATTTACTGAACTTACTGCATCTGTATTATCTACCTTATCCCATGTAGATCCGTTAAATATAATCCAGTCACCTACTTTCCAATCTGTGATACCATTGATATTAGTAGATCCAGCTACAGACACTATATAGTAGTGACCTTTTGTACCTACGCTAGATGTAATGCTAGGAGTATTAGTGCTAGCATTCCATGTACCCTGGTACATCACTCCACCTACTAAAGCACTGATCTGATTTTGCACCTTACCAAATGCGCCTAAGATTGTATCAGTATCAGCGATTGTACCACCACCAGTCAAATTTAATCCAGTTAGGACCTTACCAGTTACTGCACTATTTACCAAACTAGGGTTAGCATATGTACCAGATAACTCACCACCAGCAGCTATGCCACTTATAGTAGTTAAGTAAGTATTAGTATCATAGCTGATCACACCAGCAGTAGACTTAACAAAGCCAGTACCACCTAGAGCAGCTTGCTTATTATTAAATGTATTCCAGTTAGCGCTTGTAAGTAATCCAGTAGTGCTAGTTGATGCAGTAGGAATTGCAGTCTGAGATGCAGCAGTCACTAAACCTTTTGCATTCACCTGGATAGTAGGTACACTTGTACTTGTACCATATGATCCTACATTACTATTTACACTAGCTAAAGTCATAGTAGCACCGCTACCAATCACTGCGCCAGTTCCACCACTTACACTAATATCACTACTAGTTAAATTTCCAGTAGTAAGTGCAGCTTGTTTAGAATTAAATGTATTCCAATCAGTACTACTTAAATATCCATTGCTAGATGTACCAGCTTGAGATATACTTACCACACCACTTACCTCACTAATTGGAGCAATAGCACTAATAGCATTATGTACTCTAGCATCTGTATAGTAAAGATTTGTACCCTCAGCTAAATTAGATGTACTCTTAGCTGCTAAAGCATTATCAAATCTTGTTTGTGTATAATATAAATTTGATCCTTCTGTAACTTGAGATGTAGTATAATCACCAGTCTGTGCAGTTACTGCACCAGTTCTACCAAATACGCTAGTCACTGGATTATCTTCTGAGCTATTCACCCACGCTGATCCATTATATTTTAACACTTGCCCACTCGCTGGAGCAGCAATAGTTACACCGCTTAATTGATCTAATGTATAATCTCCCTCTTGAGCTACCACATTGCCTACTCTACCAAACACTGAGTACACATTATTAGGCAAAGGATAAGCACCAGTTTGTACCTGGATATTAACTATATTATTAGTTACATTTACCTCTATTATCTGATCTGTTACATTTACTATCTCCATTATGGCTTAGTTATATCTTCTTGAACAAAAAATGTACCCCAAATATATGTCTTAACCTCTCCACTAGGGAAATGCACATTCATATCATATACATAAGATCCAGCAGCAATATCTACTACTTTATTCAATGTGATCTGATTTGTATCTACACCACCTATTGAGATAGTTCCTTCTGTAGTGCTTAATGTTAAGGCAGCAGTAGGCGCATCTGCGCTAGTCCTAACTTGTACCACTATAGTACAACCAGTTAAATCTATAGGGGTAGTATCTGCTAAAAGCGCAAAAGTTTGCGCCCAGCTATCATTCCTCCATATCTTAATATTATATTGCGCTGGCCTTAAATCAGCGCTTGTACTTGTATTGCAGCTCATGATTATATATATATTTTTTTAGTTAGTAGGCATGTCACATGCATCAAAATCAGAATAAGTAGTCATTTGAAAGGTTACCTCTACACCACTCAAATAGTCCTCAAATTTATCTAAGATCACATTATAGGTAATATTATCATCAATAGTCCATGGATTTGCACCATTCCTTAACTTGCTGATTATATCTGCACACACTTGCAATCTATCACTAGCCACATCTGCCTCAAATTCAGCCTCCATTCCAGCTTTATCTAAAAACCATAATGTAACGCTATATACTTGCTCTCTGCCTACATTTAGGCTACCACTATTAATGGCAAAGCAAGAGATAGGATAGGTAGGCTGATTATCTACAAATATCCATTCTCTTGGAGTCGCATTTTTTACGCTGCTGATCATTGCATGAGATTCCAGCAATGTTCTTAGCTCCTTTATTACTTGATTGTAAGTCATAAAATTTCTGCTTTACTTTGTCTAAAAATTCCCTTTTATAACTTCTTGATTTCACATGGGTAGTCATAATTAGATACTATTCGTTTACCTTTACGGCCTAAAAATATAGGAGATGTATAAGCTTGCATTTGTGGAGCTATTGTGTCAAGCTCCATCACTCCAGATAAATACTGAGGATAGTCTTGCTGATTTGCTCTTAAAAAGTCTATTAATCTTTGCTTATAAAACTCACCATTTGATATATATCTTCTCTCTAATAATTCAAGCTGGCCTTTTGATGGGGCATTACTCTCCTCACTAGTCTTTTGAAATACTCCCTTACTGAAAAAGTGAAAGCTTGTTAATGTTACAAGTTCACCCATAGTAAACCATAATAAGGTGTCTGCTATGTAGTTATTCATTAAGTCTAGCTCTTGCAAGTTTAGATCATCATTATCTACACCAGCTTGCAATCTATTATAAAGATTAGATCCTAATGCTGGTAAGATGTATTTATCTTGAGCCAATTTTATCACTGGCTTTAATTGCTTACCATCAATGCCAGGACTTATAGCAGTTCTGCTTTTTATAAAATCCTCATTGATAAAATTGATATTTAAGCTCATGTTACTATTTTTTTCTTGTTACTATTTTAACTTCCCATCTATGTCTGCAATATGGTCTGTGAGTACCATCTGGCTGAGTAAACCATCCACCTCTTCTATCCCATACTGAGTAGCCTAAGCGCTCGCTAATATTCTCTATGTCTGCTCTGCTCCATAGCTTAGTCTCTGCAAGCTTTAGCATCCTAGCACAGAAAGGTCTATTTTTATCATCCTTTGGCCCAGCATAAGTATATCTTAATAGGACCTCAGTAGTGGTAGCCTTATCACCTCCTGGGATCTTAACCAATGGTTTAACCAGTTTGCTTACTAAAGGCTTGTATTTTGGATTTAAGATATTTAACTCAGTACCTATAATCTTCAAATATCCTTCAGCTTCTAAAGCAGATATAGCAGTATTAATTACTTCTACATCTCTATTTAATACTTTAGCCAGTACCTCTGGTGTGATTCTTTTATCTTTACTTGTTAAGTCTAAGATATTTGCCTTTAACTTATCCAGCTCAGCATCAGCGAAAAAATGGAAATCTTTTGCTTCATGAGTACTCACCACCTCAAAATCTTCTACATTATCACCACACGCTGCAAACTCTCCTATTAGCACATCATCTTGCATGGCGCTAAATGCCTCCTCAGTCTTAGGATCATCATCAATACCTAAAAAGGTATTCACATCTGCATCACTAAATCCAAAGCCACTTTTTAGCATTAGGCTAGCTTGCTGCTTATTAATCTTACCAGATCCAAACTGGCGCACTATACGCATTACATTCTGATATTGTCTACCAGTCAAATTCTTAATAGCATCATTAGCTTCTGCCATTGGAGTAGCTTGAGGCACTCCACTAGCTGGCGCACTAGCCATATCTGGCTGCAAACCTAGCTTCTCTCTAATCTCATCTCTAGTCATATTAGCAGACATAATAGCCTCGCTAAATTCAAAGCTTAGAGGCTCTACTGGTACTATTTTCCACTCACCAGCTATACCAGCCATATTCATTAACTTTGTGAAAGTCTTTTCATGCTCTTGCTGGCGCTCGTTTACATAAGTATTTTGAAATATCTGATAAGCATCTCTGATCTCATTTCTTGCTCCTAATTGGCCCTCAGTCTTGATACCGAATAAAGTAGGACTAGTCACCTGGTGGCAAGCAAAAATCTCTTGCTGGATCAGATTATTAATATTAGTAAAATCTTCTTTTGTTAAGTTTGTATCACCTAGATCCACAATATCCACTGCATTCTCCCTAGAAGGATTAAATGCAATTACCACTCTATCCCCATCATGATTAGCAAACTTCTTTTTTAAATCCATCTCCACCTCTGCTTGCTCCTCTTCTTGAGGTAAGCCATTGTTAAAATTGATAAGCTTAGTAGCTACAAAGTTTTTCTTAGCATTACCTAAAATATGTCTACTTACCTGGATATCACTCTCAATATAATTAAGGCCCTGGAAATAGCTAGGCAAAGGATATACATCTGATTTAGGATTGTATTGCTTTACAAATAAAATCTGAGCGCCTTTCTTATTGTTAGGATCAAACGCTGGATATTCTCTAGGCTTCTCTTTAAAGTCTGATTTGCTCCAGTCATCTTTAACATAGAAAGTTCTCATATCCTTAGATACTCTTACCTTCTGAAATTCAATGTGATATACATCTGCTATATTGCCTAATGTATTATAGATTACTTGCAAATAAAATCCACCATGTAGCTCATCATCTAAGATAGAGCGCTTCATGATCTGATTCCAGCTTTCACCTTTTGTATTAGCTGCTTTTGGTACACCTTCAAAACCCTTACCATAGATGTAGTTAAGCTTACCTTTAATGATTGCTCCATGCTTTGGAGATTCACCATAAAGGCTAATAAGATAATTAGAGTAGTCATTCTTTGCACCAAACTCTACATAGTTGCGCCCTTTCTTCTCTTCAAAGATTGGCTGCTCTGCCTGGTCAAATTCTACCCTTACAAATTGATATTTACTGCTCACAATTATATGATTTAAATTCGTTACAATTTCCAGCATATTCTACTGGTGTGTCTATGCAGGCTTCATGCAAATACATAAAGCCTTCCTCTACTACATTCCCACTCAATGTCTCATCCACATTTGTGGCACTAGCTTGCTCTCTAATCTTGTATCTCCAGGTGCCAGGCTCGCTTCTATTAAATTTAACTTTAGGTACAAGTACTTTTTGATACCTATTATCTGTGCTTATATTCGTTCCTACAAATTTAACTATTTTATCATTAGCACTGGTGAAAATGAATAAATATTTTGGATTAGTCAATGTAGCCAATTCTAGGCCAGTGAAAATAATATTTTGATCTACTCCTTTTGTGATATGTATCATCTTCTATAAATTTAAAAACCCTACCCACTTCTAGTAGGTAGGGCATAATAAATAACTGCTTTTACTAATAAAAAGATTAACCAGCAGTCTCAAGCGCTGCACCTACACTAGCGCTTACTTGTAAGAAATCATCTGGCTCTACACCAGTCAAAGTAATATTGTATCCGTTACGATCACCAGCAGCAGTACCAGATCCACTTTCAGTAGATGCTAAGTATAAACCTCTAGCCTTTCCGTACATTCTATAATTGCCATCCATATCTAAAGTTACTACCATTAACTTATTTTTTGCTAATGTTCTCACGATATTTGCAGTAGTGCTATCTCTCTTATTAAGAGGTAATACAACCTGGTGAGTATAGAAAATAGATCCGTTCTCTTCAGATGCAGTAGCATTAGAAGATGTATTTGCAGTTGCTCTAGGCACTTCAAATTTATAAAAACGCTTACCAGTTACTTTAGTGATACCAGTTACTAAACCACTCACCTCAGCAATGCTGGAAATGTTGCCAAACTCAGCAACATATACGGCAGTCACACCACCGATATTCTCTCGGCAATCAATTGAATAGCCACTTGTTATTGCACATGCCATGTTAAAAAAAGTTTAAAAAAAAGGTGGTGTTTTTTTCACCACCCTTTCTTGATTAATATTTAGATTAGATTGTAGATTTGAACTTCACACACATTTGTGTATAAGCTACACCTACTCCTAATTTGAATGCTACTCTGTATCTTACCTCATTGAAATCTTGAGAATACCAGATTTTGTAGTTTTCCTCTTCTGCTTCTAAATCAAAAGCCATAGCGATATTTGATAAAGTTGTAGCATAGATATCACCAGTACCATTCAACCCGTTTACTGCTACTAATTCTACATTAGTACCTGGGATTATGAATGTTTGAGCTGCTTGAGCATCTACTTTATAATTGTATAAGTTTAAAGCTTGATAAGCTAATACTGCTAATCTGTATGTATCATTACCTACAAATACTTTTAAATCATCTGCATCTACGATCTCTACTGGAACTGCCTTATAAACTGCATTCAATACACTTACTACATTAGAAGCAGTGATTTGAGAGATAGGGCCACCAGAAACATAACCAGATACATTCGCATTTACTGGAGATCCAGCATCAATGATTTTCATTAAACCATCAAAACGCTTCAAGTTCTCAGAAGAACTATCTGTGTCACCTTGCCATAAACCAATCTCTAATTGCTTAGCGATCATCTTATTTTTTTGCTCAGTGAATTTTGTAGAAAATTCTGCCCATCCGAAATCTTCATAAGTAGATCCAGCTTTTAAAGCTTCTTGAGTAAAGTAAGCTTCAAAATCTTTAGTACAGATTGCTTCTTCTACTTTAATTTTACCTACTGCGATAGTAGCTTGAGAGATAGTAGTAGTACCACTTGCATTCCATCCACAAGCATCAGCTTGGAAGTTAGCTAATGTAGCTAATTTAGGTACTGCTACGCTTGATTTAGTCTTAGGTAATAAGATACCACCAGACTTGATCAAAGATTGTGTTTTAGCAGAGAATACTGCTTCAGTCAATAAAGGCGCAATGTCTTGTTTGGTATACGCACTTATTCCAGAAAATGATAATGCCATTTTATTTAATTTTTAATTATGAACAAATTGATTTTGAAAATTCAGCAAATTCTGCTCTAGCATCTTTTTTATCAGTTGCAAAAGCATTACTTGTTTTTACACTAGCATCTGCATTAGCTTGAGGTGCTTCTACAAGCATCTTGCTGATCTGCATTAAGCCTTCTATAACTTTGTTAGCTTGAGTAAGCTTGCCTTCGTACTGAGCAAATTTCTCTTCGTACGCTGCAAATTTCTCATTAGTAGCTGATTCAAAAGCAGCAAATTTTGCGCTCATATCTTCTACTACTGGTGTCTCTGTTTCTACTTCAGTCTCAGTAGCTGCTGGCTTAATCTCCGTGATTGCGCCATTATCACCTACTACGATTACAGATCCATCTTCTAACATATGCTCTCCTACTGGAGCTGGAGCGCCAGCGATAGTAACTATACCACCTACTGCTAACTCAGTTACTTCTACGATAGTACCATCCTTTAACTTAGCCTCCATCATTTTTACTGGAGCTGCTTCTGGTGTACCAGAAACTTCTGGCATGGTTTCAGCAAAAGTCTCTTCGCCCTTTACCAATTCGCTAAAGAATTGTTGTACTTGGCTTAAAATTGTTTGTGCATCTTTCATATTGAATATATATTAAATTGTTTATAAAGGTACTTTTAGTAATAATGCTAGCTCCTCTAGCTTTTGCTCAGCGTATGATTTCTCTCTATTATCTGGTAGAGCATAATCAAAAAATCCTTCCACGCTAAAGCCTTTTACTTTGCCATCTTTGATTAATTGCCATGCTTGAGGATTCTCTACATAGAATGAGCCAAACCAGCTACCATCCTTAGCATCTTCAAATCCCTCCATAGGTAGAATGCCTCTGGATCTATCTACTATAAAACTCTCAAACATCACCAGGCCATCTAATTGCATGTTACTATCATGCATCAAGTTTACATTTTGCTGATAGCCTTTTTTAGCAAACTTGATAGATATATCCTTAATTGTCTCTGGCTTAAAGATCACATAATGCTCACCAAATTTGCTATTATTTCTATATATAGGCTCATCTGCTAACATTATAGGTCCAGATATAATATGCTTATCTTCATCCTGGATAGCAAAAGCAGCTTTTTCTGTAGGTGCAAAATGCTGCTCCCAGAT